TTGATAAATCTATCATGCAATCCCTCCCTTATGCCGCCGGTATCGTGATTGTCGTTCCCGGATAAATCCAGTGTCCATGGTCGGAACCGCTCTTGCGGTGTTTCTTCGCCGCCTCCTCGATAATTGAGGAATTAGTGTCATATATCTTAGTCCACTTCGTACCGCTTCCCAGCTTCTTTGAAGCGATTCCCCAAAGCGTGTCGCCGCTCACAATCGTGTAACTGCTTCCTGAACTCTGGCTGTTGTCGTTTCGTGGTGCTGTCTTTTTCACAAATGCAGCAATTTTCAGCTCATTTGTGGTGTAAATCTTCAAATCCTTTGCCTGTGCAAACGATATGGAGTATTTCACATTGCCGTATGCACCGTAAATCTCCGGCTGGAATGAAGAAATTGTGACATCAAGGTTAATCCATGAACCTGTCACAATCAGGTTGAGCCTCGAGCCGTTTTCCTGCCATTCTCTAAGCTGCGCCACGCAAGCGTTAGGTAGCTGATAATAGGCTTTGTTTACGACGCTTTCATTTCTCTTGGAGTATCCGAAAAATTCTCCACTCCATTTAATTTCTGAAACATCAGTACCCTTTGGCACCTTTACGGTGCCTTTGGATATGATGTCGAATGACTGATATTTCGCCCCCAGCGTTCCGCTTATGCTTTCAGGATTCGCCGGGAATGTAAAGGTCTTTCCTGTGCTTACATCTCTAAGCCTTATGATAATTTCCTGTGCCATGCCCTACGCCTCCTTTGCTGTTGGCATATTCGAAAATACCTTTTCCAGACGGTCTGCAATCTCGCCTCCCAGTTCGTCTGCCATAGCTTTCATATTCTTTCTGATGATTGCCATGATGTCATCTTCTGATTTGCCGCCTGAACCCTCAATTACAAATTGAGGCGATACCGATACATTGACCGGTACCGAAATACTGTTACCTCCGCTCTGCTCTGGCTGTACGCTGACTGGTTCATATACAGTAGGATTGTCCTCTGTATTATCACCTGTCGCTTCGTAATTGCCGATAGGAGCGTTTTTAATCGCTTCACTGAACAAATTATAGTCTGTGAGCTTTGAGCCTGAATTTGAGCCAGCCACATAACCGCCCTCTGCGTGTTCCTGAACGCCTAAAGCTGCACCGGCTTTCTGGTATAAATCAAGTGCGTCTGCCCTGCGGCTTGGATTCGTAGGAATGATGAACTCTCCCCAGCCCTCCTCTGCCAGCCATGACAACTGTGGACCGCCTGATACATAGCCTCCGGCGGCGTGTTTCTTTGGTGTGATGTTGAACGACGAACTCGGGAACATATAACTTGGCATTGTCGGATTTGACACCGAATAATCAAAAGTTACCGTAAGAGGCATTGTCACATTGTAGCCAGCTCCAAACTTTGTAGAAGCTGATGTTTCAACATTGCCTTTGACTATATCAAGTGCCGCATTTACCTTATCCATGTCTGCACCCTCAATAGCTGTCGCTACGCCGTCGCTTAATGAGGTTTTTAGGGCTTCCATGTCCGCCTTAGACAAATCCAGTGTTGAGAGCTGGTCGTATATTGCCTGTGAGTATGGACCGATAAAATCAATGTTCGATACATCAGGCATATACTGCTCCATAAAGGAATTAAGCGTGTCCTCACTATTTGCCTCCTCCAATGCATTATGCAGTGCTTCGGAGTATGAGGTTTTTACGCTCTCAAAGTATTCGCCGTAGTAATCTGACATTTTCTTTTTCATGTCCTCGGAGTTGAGACCGATTGATTCTCCCTCTATCGGTCCTGTAATGCTTTCCATTAGCTCGCTCCAGTCCTCATTTGTTAGAGAATCCCAGTCGATAGCCTCTTTGATTTCTTCGGCTGTCGGTATGGAATCCTTGTAGTTCTGTATAATTTCGTCCTTGACACCCTGTGGTGCCTGTTCTGCTGTTGCCTTTAACTCTGCATAGATGTTTTCAAATGCTGATGTATCTATGCCGTCAAGGTCGAACCATTTCATAACATCTTCCTGTGTCCACGCTGAAACATCTGGTTTTTCAAGCAGTGCAGCGTTCATGGCTGTTTGTAGCTTTTCTGAAAGCGAACCCTCTAAATCTGGCAGGATTCCATTAAGCTGTGTGTCCCACGCTTCCGCTATGGTATCGAGGTTAAAACTCTGCACTCTGACATTCATTTCATTCATTTGTGCAGTGTAGTTCTGTGTTGCTTCCTGAACCGCAGCGTCGTAATCTTCCTGACTGATTGCACCCTCTGAAAGCTGGAGCTTCAAGTTGGTTAAGGTTATCTCCAGTGCTGAATCATAATTTTCAGACCAGCTCTGAACCTGTGCTTTTAATTCCTCCTGCATTTGCGTAAAGGAATCGTATGTTAGCCCAGCACCACTACCGTACTTGATTTTCAAAACATCAAGGCTTGCCTCCTCCTGTGCAGATGATAACTTGCTTGTGATGTCCTGTATCTGCTGTTGCAGGTTCAGGATTTCGTCCTGTTCGTCAAGCTGAATAACTCCGTCCTGTAATGCGATTGTCACTTTGTCACTCAACTGTGCTGTGAGGTCGTCAATCTGCGTTTTCATGCCAGAATACATATTATCAAGCCCGGTAGTATCTGCACCGTCGCCGTTAATGAGCTTTAGTGCAACCGTGGCTTGATAATGGTTGTCCTCTATGTATTGGCTTGCTGATTCTGCAAAATTATCAATCGCCTTTTTGTAGTCGTCCCTCTCGGTTTCGTTAAGTTCCATACCGAGGCTTGCTTTCCAGTTCTGCTTCTTTAAGTCGCTTATCGTGGATTTCAGGCTTGCAAGGTCTGAACTGACTGTATCGGTTGCCTTTGAAAACTCTGTTACGCTTTCAATGGATTTTCCGAATGTGATTTCCTGTGCAAGGTCTTTAATTTCTGTGAGAGATAGCGTAATGTCGCCAAATGCTTCCTGTGCGACTTTCGCCATATCCTCATTGATATAATTTGCCAGTTCCTCTGCTGTCAGGTTCGTATCTTTCATAGCTTCGTTCAGGTCGTCGTTTGCAAAATGCACCTTGTCAATGGATAAGCCTGTGACCTCATAGACACGCTTTGCACGCTCGGCTTGCTTTTCCATTTTCTCTACATTGTCCTGATATTCTTCCTTGACCTTATTCCCTTTTATCCAGCCAGCAATACCGCCGACACCGGCACCTACCAAAGCACCTACCGCTGTGCCAAGTCCCGGAATGATAGAACCGATTGCTGCACCTGCGGCTGCTCCGGCTGCAACTCCTCCAGCTTTCCATGCAGCAGATTCGCCGTATGCAGACTTTTCAGCCTTGTTGTCGGATTTTATTGCCTTGTATGTGTCAATACCGGCGCTGATAAGGGTTGCTCCTCCGGCTATCGCACCGGCTCCAGCCGCCATACCTGTTGCCGCTAAAGCTCCGGCTCCCATTGAAGCACCGCCAGCAAGGTTTCCGGCTCCTAAGTCAATGGCAAGCATAGCCGACTTTCCAAGCAATCCTGAACCTGTTGCCGCTGAACCCATGAGCGTACCGGCTAATGAAGTGCCGGCTGTACCTTTTCCAAATATTGCCTTGCCAAGCCCTGCGGCACCTTTACCCATGCCTACAAGTGGTGTAGCAATCTTCATCAGGAGTGCCGCCGACAATACAGATGATAAATCAGCGGATTCTCCACCCGGAAGCAGTTTAGACGCTTTGCTCACTACGGAACCCAAACCGTCCCATAGCTTACTTGCTACTGCGTCAAAGTCAAAACCCTCTGAAAAGCCCTTTGCAAATGAAGCTCCCAGAGTGTTTCCCTCGTCTATGGTTTCTGAAATGTCAATGCCTAAAATGGTCGCAACGCCGACTGTTAAGCCTGTTCCGATTGCATTACCAATATCTCCGGCAATCACATTCATTTTTGCTTTCCCTTTGGAACTCCACCATTCGGAGAACGGCTGTACTATGTACTCGTCCCAGAGGATTTTGCCCTTACCAAAAAAGTCCGCATTCTGCCATTCGTCAGTTGCGGAAATGTCCTTGAATTTTCTCTTTATGCTGTCAAGTTTACGCTCCGCAGAATCCATAGCGTCACTGAATAACTGTTCTGCCTTTGGAACCTGTGCTGTGAGCCACTGTACTATATCTCGAAGCCAAGAGTTTGACATACGCTCTCCCAGTGAGATTTTCAGACCGTCAACCGCCGACTGGAACAATGTAATGTCTCCAGAAAGATTGTCCATCATGGTATCAGACATTCGCTTTGAAGCTCCGTCTGCGTTTGAGATAGCGTCTGCCAGTTTATTGTAATCGTCCTCGGAAGCATTCAGGATTGCCAGCAAGCCTTTCTGTGCCTCCATACCGGCTACGGTGTTGGCAAGGTTTGATTTCTGCTCCTGATTCATTCCCTTTGTGGCTTCCCTTAATTCTCCCATGACAGTACCAAGCGGTCTTGCGTTACCTGCACTGTCATAGAAATTAACTCCCAGAGCTGCTATTGCGTCTGCCGCTCCGCTAGAGTTTGTAGCAAGTCTTGTGAGAACTGAATTAAGTGATGTACCTGCCTGTGTGGACTTGATACCGCTGTTCGCCATTAAGCCGGTCATTAAAGCTACATCTTCGATTGAGTAACTAAGGGAACCAGCCATAGACGCTACATACTTAAATGTTTCTCCCATCATGCCTACATCAGTGTTCGCACTTGATGAAGCCTGTGCCAGTACATCTGAAAAATGCGTTGCGTCGCTGGCTTTCAAACCAAACGCCGTCAACGCATCTGTTACAATGTCAGAGGTTGTTCCTAAATCTTCCCCGGAGGCTGCCGCCAGATTCAAGATACCCTCTATGCCGCCCATCATCTGTTCAGCGTTCCAGCCTGCCATAGCCATGTAGTTAAACGCCTCTGCTGATTCTGCGGCTGTAAATTTTGTCGTCGCTCCCATTTCCTTTGCTTTCGCCATAAGTCGTGTGAGGTCCGACTGTGTAGAACCACTTATAGCCTGCACCTGTGACATAGCAGCCTCAAAGTCCTTATAGGTGTTTATTGTATCGGCAAGCCCGACACTCACTCCGAGGACTGCTCCGGCTTGGAGGATAGGGTTCTTAAGTAGGTTTATAACGCCCCTTATCGGGGCTGTTGCATAATCAACAGCTTTAAGTGTGACATTCCATGCTCTGCTTCCAAAGTTCTTTAAGCCTGAACCAATAGTTTGTAGCACCGGAGTAATCTTGTCTTTGGCTTCCAGAAGCACTTCGTACTTCTCTTTCGCCCATGACGCAAGCGATTTCTGCGTTTTCTGTGCTGACTTGTCAAACTTTGATACCGTTTCTCCGGCTTTTTTTGTAGAACTGTTTGCCTTGTCCGCTGCGTCTTTCATTTTATTAAGATTCTGGGTAACTTTCGATAGTTCCGGGTCTGTGTTATCGACAGTTTCTATCGGAATCTCAATCCTAACTGTTTCAGCCACTTTCTTCTCCTCCTTTCGGTTGTGATGATTCTATATATATCCTTGTGGAAGCCAGCATAAATGCCTGTACTCCCTTTGGTTTCTGGTAGAACTCGTCCGGCGTTATGCCTGTCCTTTGGAATATGTGATGTAGCAGACAGGCTTTTCCACCGGCTTCTATCAGTTTTTTGCTACTTCCTCAAGATTGCTGTCATAGCCGCTCAAAGCGTCGATACATTCAAGCACCTTGTCCTTTTCCCCTGCCTTTAAGCAGTATTCAATAACATCAAGACCGTTCATAATCTGCAAGCCCTTTGCTCTAAGTGCTTCCCAGACTTTCTTGTTGTCCCAGAGCTTGTCCCTGTCTGCTTCTACCGTTGCTGTATGAATCAGGGAAGCTCTGTACTTCACATTGTTGGTTTCCTCCGGTAACTTCATGCCGAACTGCTTATTACGGACATATTTGGTCCATTTCTTCTTGCAGCGGTCGTATTCATCTTCCGCGAGTGGTCTGATGTCAAATGCAAAGTACAGCTTCTTATCTCTGATGATTTCGATATGCTGTGTTTCCTCGCTGGCATAACCGGCTGCGTCAATTAAGCCCTGAATAAAATCCTCCTCATGGATTCTGAACTGATTCTTTGTTTCCTCTGCGTCAAGCTCGATTTCCTCTACTGTCGGTGTGGCGTTCTCTGCCTGAACCTCGTCATTTACGATTCCTACGGTTGCTTTTGTCTTTGTATCTGCCATGATGTTTTCCTCCTAAATTTGAATTTTGATAATAAAAGAGAGGGTGCTACCTACACCCTCTCAAACTGTGAGACATTATGTGCCAGAGGCTTAGTCAATGCCAAGCAAGCTCTGTAAATCAGGCGGCTGGTTTACTGCAAAATTCCACGCACGCTTTACGACATCTCCTGTCGTGATGTTCTGTAAGTCAACCTGACCTGACGGAACGCATTCACTGTAAACCATACGCTGTTCAGAACCGTTTCTGCCCGTAAGCGTACCCTGAAAAGTCCAATACGGCATTGTCTGATTCTTCATAGCTTCTACAAGCTCCTGAATGAAAGCGTCGTCCTCAACTACAATCTGGGACATTGTGAGTGCCACCTTAAAGGTGTTCGCTGTTTCAAGTTCCTGTGCGTTTCCTAAGACTGCGTATGAGGCGTTGTTGAAATTTACATTTGATGTAAAGGATTCAACGCTTGCCAGCATTACGCCGTCTGCGTTGTAGAAAGCACCGTCTTTACCGGTTCTGGCGTGTCGTGCGTCCCCGGCTGCTCTTGTGTTAATCATGCTACGCTACCTCCTTATGCGTTAGTGCTGAACTGGAATTTGTATGTGAGATAGATATGCTCCATACTATCCTTGTCAATGACTGAAATCTCGAACCATGCACTATCTCCGTCTGCTGTGTAAACAGAGCTTTCGGTTACGGTGCATGATGTGAGCTTGCCCTCGGAAACCATAGAATTTCCGACTGCTTGTAACTGGCTGATAACGGTTGCTCTGCCGTTCTTGTCGTTGTCGACTTTTCCGACAAGATTATCAGATGTCACATTCATTCTGCGGATAAGCTCGTATCTGGTCTTTGTTCTACGGATTTTTTTCCAGCCGTCGTCCTGATTATCAGCCGGAGTGATTAAGGTATTGATTGCATTGTCAATCCAAACCTGCTTCTGGCTGTTGTATGTGAGTACAAGACAGCCTTTCTTCTCTGCGTCGATAATCTGGGAATTTGTAAGTCTTTCCAGAATCTCCGTAAAGCCATTGATGACCGTATGTGTCAATGAGGAATTGGAAGCACAAGCTCCGATAAGACCGGCAAATCTTGCCGCTGTCTGGTAGCCGTCAATCTCCGTTCCCTGCTCGCTGATATGAGCGTTTAATACATAGTGCATATTGCAGTCGTTGAAAGCCGCTGCGTGTGCCTTTCTGGTGTCAAGCTCTACGGTGTACTTTTCAGCTACAACCGCCATAGCAAGAATACCGGCATTGAACACTCTGTTCATAAATGACTGCAAGAGGATATGCACCGCTGTTTCCTCTGTATCTACGCAAATGGTGTTGAAATCGAATGCCTCAACCTCTGCAAATGCGTTTGAGTAGTCTTCCGTTTTTACGGCTGGGTCCGTACCGGCTGTGAAAAGGCTCTGTGACACATTGAGCATTTTTGCTGTGTCTTTTCCGACCTTAATCTCTGCCTTGAACTTCTTAGAAGTAGAAAGAGCAGCTACAAGTGCAGCCGCTTCTCCGTCGCCAGCGGCAAACTCGACTTTCTCAAACTCCGTTGTACCAGAGAAAATGATGCACTCTTTGAGGGTACTGTCTGATAACTTCTCTCTGATTGTGGCTGTGAATGCCTTTTTGCCCGGATAAAGAGCAGTGATTGTAACTGCCGCCTCTCCCTCGCTGTCGTTCAGTGTGATTGTGGCAGGTGTACCACCATTACCTACTCTGCAAGCAATGATTGTCTTTGCACCGCCGTTGATAGCTTCCTGCATAGCGTCTGTTGTGCCGCCAGTTCCGAAAGTATCTGCATATCCGTCCTCTGCGTTAAGTTCCACCGCCTGATTAAGCGGTCCGAAGTCAGACTTGAAGATTACCGCTGTTACGCCGCTGATAATACTTGCGGCTGCGTTGTTTCCGGTCTTCTGGATGTTGAAATATGCACCCGGTCTGACTTTTGTTTCTCCAACAATGTAAGTTTCAGCCATTGTTATTTGACCTCCTTTTTCATAAATTCTTCTACAATTTCCTTTGTCTTGGAAACCGTACACTCTTTGATACCGGCGACTTTAAGTGCAGCCGCCACGCACTCTGTTCTTACACCGAAAAGATTTCCGGCGTTATCTGCAAGCTCCTCCGCTGTGTAAACGGATTCTGCCTGAACAGGTGCAGCCTTTGTTGTGACCTTTTCTGCCTCTGTTGCCTCGGCAGTGGTGGTCTTTTCCTTTGCTGTTGCCATGACCTGTACCTCCTAACTGTAATTGATAGATGTATTATTCAGACTGTACGGCTTTGCTTTGTATCGCAGTAGTCCGTATCTGCCTGTGATAAAAACCTGACCGTCTTTGAGATAGTCAGATTTGTTATCTATCTGTAACCGCCTGATGAACATAGGCGACTTGTCAAGCAGAATTACCTCTCCAGCAAGTGACAGCTTCTGTGCGATAGCCATAGCCATTTTCCGGCGGACTACTCCGTCAGGGCATAAAATATGGACGGCTAATCTACCGTCCATCCACGCTACCGTATTTGTCTGTTCTGCAAGGTCGGAAGTGAGTAACCTGCAATAAATAACCGGAACCTCTTTCGACGCTTCGGTAATGTCGTTCATCTTATCATATCCAACCACTATGCTGTCTGGGTACATCTCCTTGATAAATCGGTTTGTACCTATCACTGGGTCTGGGTCCGTCGTCTCCTGATTCGGGTATTCCAGAATATCAAATCTGATGTCTACACCGACTATCAGGCTGTTTTTTGGCTCCTCAATGTCAAATGCGTCTGTCCTCGCCCATGCAAACGCATATAGCGGTCCGTCTGTTGGTTGTAGCAGTACATCTTTCAGGCACTTTCTCACGAATGGTTCAATCATTTCCGGCATAATCTCGTCTATGTCTTGTGTATTCTGGCACAATAGCGTAACGGATAATGTACCGGCACTGCTTCTTTCTTCGTTTGCCTGTAAATCATAATTGTAAATCAGGCGTGGGTACTGCTTTTTGTTCTCCCACCCTGACATATTATCCTCTGGAGCTTCCGGGCTGAATACTGCCGGTCTGCCAGAGAATCTTGCAAGCAGCTTTATAAGCTCCTCTGATTCTGTGAACCGTTTATAAATTAGTTCCTCCAGTATCATTGTTACCTCCGTTTCCGGTATCTGTATCGCTTGCCGGTTCTGGATAAACATGAATTTCTGACATATCGACTGAATATCTGATTTCCCAGTCCCCAGCCACTACTTCATTTGCCCTGATGAAAAAATGGTTTGTCACATTACCGATTCCGGGGTGGTACTGAACCACAACCTCTTTGTCCGTAACCGCTGTGACAAATCCTCCGATTCCCTCATTCCATGACCTGTTTTTTGCAAATACAAGATAACCTGCTTTGATTTCAGAGGTATCGAATACCGTTTCCGGCTTTTCTGTAATCAGCATATCCTACCTCCTGTTATGAGTAATCCTCATTCAAAATCTTATCAATCTCCGGCTGTGCTTTTTCCTTAATGCGGTCTACATAAGGTCTTGCCGCCATTTTGCCGGTTCCGTTCTCCAGATAACCTGCATACGGCGTATTGCTCTCAATGTAGGAAGTAACCACAACTCCCTTACCGGAGCCAGCCTGTGTTTCCACTCCTCCAGTCCAATTAAGCCTTAAAGCACCAGTTCGCCTTGCTGGTGGCTCTCCCGGTGCTGACGCTGTATATCTTCTCTTGGAGTTTGGCTTGCGGTACTTCCTGCCGCTTCGTTTTCCTTTCAGGACTTCAAGCTCTGCATTTCTAAGAGCATTTTTAACCCTCGTACCTCTTGACTTTACCTGCTGATTGATTTTCGTTACGGTCTTGTTTACCGCCTCTTTTACCGCTTCCGGTGCTGCTGTTGGTGTCATTGTAAATCACGCCTTTCCTCTGCGTAATACAGCGTTGAGAACCCAAGCCCTCCAACTTCGTCCACATCACAGATGTAAAAGCTCCTCTCCCCTAATATCAGGCGGTCAGTCCGCTTCGCTTTGGGTGGTCCGCTTTGTACGATTGTGTGCGTCACGATATGGTCTTGTATGCTGTGATTCTCAATATCCTTGTCTGTGGCATTGGCAAGACACCCTTTCAGGGTCTTTGTTCCATTGCCGGAGTGTTTATTTACCACTCTGCCGGTACTGCTTACCTGCTGGCTGTTATCCTCAATGATAAACTCCTTGAACAGGTTGCCCGGTCTTGCATACATGAATCTTGCGTTAATCATCAGCCTTTCGCCCTCTCATTCTGTTGCATACCAGTGTAGAAATAAGGCGGTTTATTTGTGGCTCCTCCGGCAAATGGAGGAACCGAGCAGCTTTCCTGCTGGATTTCCTTTTTCAAAGCCAGATAATCTTCTTTCCACATAACCGCTCTGTCGTGCAGGTTAAGTGTCAATGGACCTGTCTTTGTGTCAACCTCATAAGAGAATCTGCGGTACAGACTTTCCAGCAACATGAGTTTTGCTTTCTTCCATGATTTCGGGTAACTGTCAATGGCAACCTGAATTTCTTCATCAGTGAGTGCCGCTGTATCAGAATTACCCTCTACCATAGTATCTCCAAGCTCAAACCTCATGCGGCTTACGGTCTTGTCCTTGATTTCTGCCGGATTGTAAGTGTAATTTCCATTTGCCATGTTACGCACCGCCTTTACTCTGTCTTGGTGTCGTTCTCACTACCCTTTGTGGCTTCGCCATTGCCGTTTGGAGCGTTTTTACCGTCGTCTGCGGAACTTAATATGTCTGCACGCTCTTTAGCCGCATTTTGGATAGTTTTTCTGGTATCTACCGCATGAACCAGAATAAGAACATTGTCGCTCTCGACTTTTCCGATTGCTGTGATACCCTCGTTGGCTGTCATCTGGAGCAGTGAGAATACCGTCTGAACTTCCTCCGGTGTTACCTCCAGAGTAATATCCCCATTTTCCCCCTTGACAGGAATTGAAATTGTGGATAATTCAGAACTGGAAACAACCGGCTGTGAATTAACAACCAGTGTTCCGTCATTCTCTGCTACTTCGCTAATCATGCCAACCGCTTTAAGTGTTCTTACCCTGTTTGGAAGAATCACTCCGTCTGGAATAACATCTCCCGGCTTATATGCCGTACCGGAGATATTTAATCCTTTTCTGCATAAATAGCTCATAGTTACCTCCTTACACGCACTTAGACATATAGCAAGCAAGGTCATCAGAGGTTTTCTTCATGTCTGTTGACATCAAGCCCTCGATAAACTCTGAATGAGTGCCGCTCTCGCCCTCGAACTGGTCTGTTGCCATCCAGTTACCGTTGCCAAGCATATCCCATGTGAAGATATAACCTGCGGACGGCTCGTCGATTGCAGGGGTGTTTGTGGTATATGTCATCAAAGCTCCGTCAGATTCACATACGAACTGCATATCGTCAGGCTGTCCCTCCTCGGCAGCATTGTATGTAGCCTCCAGCACCTTGACCTCTGCGAATCCAAGAATCTGTGCAAGCACATTCTCATTTACGACAGCCGGATTTGCAGAACTTCCAGTGTACTTCACACGCTCTAAGATGTCCGGGTGGTTCTTTAAGGCTGTGAATGAATCATAGCCAAGGCTTAACTTGTTCGGCATACGGCGACCAGCTAACTTGATTTCACGCTTTCTTGCGTCAAAGAAGTTTACAGGGTCAAAGTTTGCGTCACTGAACTTCAGGAATTGCTTTCCGCTCGGAGTACCCTGTGAGATACCTGTAAACTCGTTATCCCATACGCCAGTTCTGAAAAAGCTCTGTGCGAACAGAATATCAAGGTGTAAAAGCTGCTGCTCTGATACAAAGCGAACCTTGTTTCTTCGAGGGTCGATAGAAGTAGGAACTCCGGCTCTCTGGTAGTTCACAGCTCCAATCTGGTCTACGCCTACGATAATCTGGTCTACATTGCACTTGTATGTGTTATCAGTGTGACCCATTTTCGCAGGTGCAACCTTTCCAAACTCCGGCTTTCTGCCTACATTATCCCTTGCAAGGTCGCCTTTCAGGAACTCATAATAAAAGCCGGTGGAAAAATCTACCGGGCAAATAGGGAAAATGCTTGTTGCCACATGGTCTGCCGGATTAGCAAAATACGCCATGCTCATGTTGGTTAAGTAGCGGTTAGGCTTCCAGCCTTTCGCAATTCTAGCCGCAATCTGTGCGGCACTATTTACATCTCTTACGCTCATTCTTTCTTACCTCCTGATTATTTAGCCGCTGGCTTATATCCAGCTTTGACAATCTGAATCTTGATAACATCTCCGGCGGCTGTTGCTTTTGAAAGTGCAACCGCTGTGATGAAATTACCCTCTGCTGCTTTGACGGCTTTTCCGTCTGCATTTGTGGTAAGTTCATCTCCAACTGCGATTTCTTCTCCGGCAACCCACTTTCCAATGTCCTTTACCTGTACGGTAATATCGTCGCCAGCCTCTACGGTTTCATCATTCGTAAAGAGTGACAGTCCGATAACATTTGCACCGGCGGTAGGCTTTGTGAGCTGTCCGTCGGAGATTGCAAGGGCGATACCCTGCGCACCCTCAATTTTCTCCTTTGCAGGAAGCACGATTGTAGGGCTTTCATTGATACTTGTACCAAAATATGTTGCCATGTCTTAGTCCTCCTTTTCACATTCTGCGGCAAGTGCCGGGTCGTTCTGGAATACCTCGTCAAGTGCCTGTGCCTTAGTCACATTCTTAGACTTCATAATCTCGGCTGCCTGTGATTCTGCTTTCGCCCATGCTGCACCCTCTGTTGTAGCACCATGAGAGCCAGACTTGCCGATTTCCGTAAATGCAGCGGACTTCTCGATTGTGTCTACTGCCTTATCAAGCATTGCGATTGTGTCAGCGTAAGCAGTGCCTCCGGCTTCTTTCATGCTCTTTAATACAGGAAAGAGCTCCTCCTCTGTCTTGCCGATAACAGCATATCTCTTTGCAACCTCTCTGATTGCGTTATCCTCTGCGTCGCTCCTGAACTTTCTCAACGCTTCAAGCTCTGCCTTTACAGCCGGGCTAAGACCTTTGTAAATGTCGTCTGCCTCCGGTGCTGCTGGAGCCGTTTCAGGCTGTGTGGTAGATTTTGCTACCGGTGCCTCTGGAGCAGGTGTCACTCCTGCCTCCGGTGCTGCGGCTGGTGTCTGTACCTGTGCCGGAGCCTCTGGTGTGCCGTAACGCTTCTCGATAGATTCAAGGAACGCTCTCTCGGCTTCTGTGAGTTTGCTCTTGTCAATGTTACTCATTTCTGTTTCTCCTTTCGGTTCTGTGATAGTTGTTTGTTCTGGTCCTTTATCCGTAACAACGGTAGCCTTTGCAATGATGTCCTCCAGTCTGTCCCTGTTGGACTTCATAAGCTCCAGCTCCGACGCTGTGACTTCTGTTTCTTTCTTCGCAATGCTTGCCGCCTTGCCGCCGGACCACTGACCGATAGCAGCACTCACTACCTCGGTAAATTCGTTAAGGCTTTCTCTCATTGCGTCCCCTGCCTGTGTACTATCCAATTCTTCATCATTAAGGATTGAACAGATTGAGGATTGCAGGGCATAGCAAATATCCCAGACTTCGTCGCATATCTTACGATTCTTGACTTCGCTGAATTTGTCTCCAAAACTTTCAGCTCCGCCTTTGGCGACATCTTCTGTTTCCGGTCCGTCCTCTGCCTGTTCGTTCTCCAGCTTAAAAGCCTTTGCTACGGCAGCCATGAAGCGGTTCCAGAACTTAGGATTTTCCACTATGTTTTCCTCTGGTGTTGGTGCGGCTCCGTCTTTGCTCTTATACAGGCGTATAAAAGCCTCCGGGTTCGCTCCGTCGTCCACAAAATCTACTTTCTTGATTTTGAGGTGTTTTAGCTTTGTTGCCATGTGCTTTGCTCCTTTCGTAAGATTTATAATGCAAGAAAAGCAACCTTGCGACTGCTCTCCTGAATTATCATTCATCAAAATTATCTCTGCTGGCTGATAAGAGGGCTGCAAATGTAAAACCTAATATCACGCCAGCTACAAAGATTCCAATGTTAATTGCTATTGCCATTGTCAACCTCTACCCTTTCTGCTTCTCCCTCGATTGAGAACATAGGATATTCGCCGTTTTTGACTTTCTCCCATACATCTTCATCAAGGACTTTGAAGCCAATCCACCAACCGACAGGAAGTGTACCCTCTGGAATGCCGATTGCTTTCATCTTCTCCTCTGTGAACACTACGCTTTCAATCAAGACTGCCGCACCGCCTCTTTCGTGCATTTCGCCGCCCTCTCGGTATAGCTCCACAAAATTGTATGCAGCGTTTTCCAGTTCCTCCGGTTCTATGATGTCGCCCTGATAATCTTCGATTGTTTCTCCGTCTACCGTAAGTGACACATTCGCCCAGCCGAAAGCCAGCATTTTATCATCATCAGACTTTGTAATAGCCACTCTGCCTTTGATAACGCCGCTTGAAGCGTTTTTGTCCGGCTCTCCTGACTTCTGTATCATGTCGGAAAATTTCTTCATTCTGACCGCCTCCTTTCCTGTGTAATCAGTGAACTTCGATATACTCTATTGCACACGCACATCTTGGGTGTGCTGGTGGCGTTAAATTACCACCACTGTTAAGCCAACCTTTAACCATTTCAAATGAGCTATCCATGCTTATCTCTCTGCCCTCTAAGCTACGGCAGATTTCGCATACTTCATCATCTCCAGAAGTACACCAGCGTTTTTTTACAATACCTATGAGGTTCTGATTCTGTGCCTGCCTGATTCCCTCGTCAGCTCCTTTGTTGTAGGAAGTCGCCATTTCAGTTTGAGCAATCGTCATGGCTCGCTGTCTGTGTTGCTTCTCCGCATACTTGCTGGCAGCTTCTCTGGCTCTACGCTGAATGGTTTCGGCTTTCATCTTCGGGTGTTGCTTTCTAAGGCTGCTTGTGATGTTCTCGTAGTATCTAAGATTTGCTTTTGCCTGTGGTTCTGTAAGCCCGATACATGGTCTGATAAGCCTTGCCAGTTCATCAACGCTGTGACGCTCTCTTACCGACTGTGCAAGCAGCGCTTTGATTGCGTCCCTCTGCTCGGTGCTGGAAGCTGTGATAAGCTCCGCTCCTCTCTGCTGAATCCATGTCATGATTGCCGGAGTATCAGGATTGAATGTGAATCCTGCAAGTCCTCCCATGAGCGGCTGACTTATTGAACCGGCTGCAAGGGCATTGTCCCACATGAATTTCAAGCGTTCCTGAACCAAAAGAGAGTAGTCGTTAGACCACTCTCTGAATGTTTCCTCCGTAAGCGTTCCGTCAATAACCGCCTGTCGAAGCTCTTTATATGTGATTGCGTTCTGCTGGTCTTTCCAGAAGTGACGCAATATCTTTACCGGCTCCTCTGATTCGTTTTTCAGGAAGTCCTCCAGCTTTTTCAGAATGAGGTCGCCATTGCCTGACCGCTTTTTCCTGATGTGCTTTGCAGGTCTAATCAATATCGCCATACACTACAACCTCCCTAAACGCCTTTTAGCGGCTTGCCTTATGTCGTCGGGAATATCTTCGGGGTCGTCGTTTTCGTCCTTTCCTGTGGCTGTATTGTTCTCTGGCGGCTGGTTCTGGTTCTTTCGTTCCTCTCTGGCTTCATCAGGTGTTCTGGTGTCAGTCGTTCGCTCCGGCAGGTGTCCTACCTGTCTAATGTAATCTTCTAAGCCGTCATCAGGAACTAAGATACCTATTCCAGTCATATCACGAACATAGGCAGCAACCTTTGTAATATCCACATCTTCAATATCTCCATGCGTCATCTTCGGGTAATCAGTGATTCCCTTGAAGTGGTCGCCGTTTATGTCTATGAGTGGCGGTATTCCCTGACTGTTGAATGTCTCACAGATAATATCAAGGAACGCTCCGCACGCCATAGCAAAAAGCTCTGTTTTGTCAGAACTCAAAGCCCAGCTTCCGGTTTGCTGGTGTCCCAAGAAAATGAAATCCGCAAGTACCGTCATAGCAATTCTGGTATCATAGCGGTTGATTACTGCGTTTGTATCAAACTGTCTGGAGCCGCCGGAACTAAGAAGCTCCAGCTCGTACCCGTAAGGAAGCACTACACCCTCCATTTCATCACGCCTGATTCTACGCACCATTGTTTCGAGGTCTGTTCTGATTCTCACAGCGTCCGGGTCATCAGGATTCCATATATCAAGATTCTCCGGTGCGTGTATTACTGGCAGACCTGCAAGGTCACGCTCAATACCGATTCCCTCAATCTCCTGTATGCGTCGCTTAAAGTACCAAGGCCTGTAAGCATTTCGGAGTATTGACCTGCCCTCCGGGTTGTCCTTGCGGCTCTTTGTCCTGAACAGAAGTGCTTTACTCGTAGGGATTGTATAAAGGTTGTACGACGGAGGCGGCATTTGCGTCATTCCTAAAAGGTTGTCCTCGTCGTCATATTCCCATTGATACAATGTCTCCTGCGCTCTGATAGGAAGTTTTTTCCACCCGATAAGTCCGTCGTTATACTTGCTTCTGGTCGTAGGGTCTTTTGTGTTACCCATACGCCGTTTATATACTATCTCGTGGAAGCTCCAGCCGAATGTGAGGAATGATAAAATCTCTGATACTGTATCAATCCATGTTTTCTGCATATCGTTCATGCAGCTTTCCACGAACTCTGCGGCTTCAATATCCTTTGCGGAATCGCCGCCCGGTTCAATATTCCAGTCGCACTGCCTAAGAAGCATTTCGATAGCAAAAAGGATAGCACCTACAATGTCGTCATTCTCTGACATCTCGTTGTAGACCGCTATCCCTCGTTTTCCTCTAAGCTCCGGCAGGAACTCCTCATAGATGACTCCACCGTACCGCCTCTGACCTATGCGTCCAAGTTCTGAACCGTTTTTTCCATTATCCGACATATATACCACCTCACTTTCTCCAATAGCTGTTCTTGCCTAAATTGTCGGTTCCCGGTGCTGAATATGAAGCACCATTTTCTATTTCGATAAATGCGGAACTGCTTGCGTCTACCATATCCTTGAACTTCGATTCTGGGAAGCTCTCTAACTGGTTGAAATATGGTTCGTTCCAGTCCGCTATCAGGACATCTACATTTCCGGCTTGCCACTGTGCAGCCAGCGGCTCTGCCCTTGATTCCTTACTTCCGCTCTCTGGCAATGCCTTTACGGTAAAGCCAGCAAGCATTTTGATGTAGCTTTGAGCCTGTTCTTTTCCTGCCTGTCCGGGGTCCTGCGGTAATCGCTCTATAACTCTGCCGTACCGGGCTTTATCAGTCTGACAGGTAATCTTTATCAACTTCCGTACTTCCGACGCACTCAAACGCTTGTTGATGACATCTACGATAACCCAGCGTCCGCACTTACGCTTACCAATAAGAACTCCGGCTGTATATGCCGGTTCTCCATTCTCGTCCTCTGATGTAGCGGCTAAGTCCCAGCCTCTCGCCCATAGGTATATATCGTTTGGAAGTGTTTCAATCATGGTTACCTGTGTTCTCTGGTAGAACAGACCGGCAGCCGCCTTGATTTTCCAGTTACCATACAGTAACCGTTCCTTTTCGACTATCGGTAACGCTTTCAGGTTCGCCATATAGGACGGGTCCTTTTCCATGAGAATCTTGTTATCCTGTAATGTGCTGGCAATGAATGTTACAGACTTAATATCTGTTGGCTCGATTCCTGAATCAATCAGTTCCTGTCTGGTATCTCCCCAGATGATTTCATTCTGCACTCTTGCCATATAACGGACTTTGCCGCTACGCTCCTTTATCGGATAACCGGTATCTTGGTCTATCCACCATGCAATGAATCTGGCTACCCATGAATCAGCGTCGGGGTTGCAAGTAGCTCTGACATACGGTTTTACTCCGCAGGTACTACGGTTTCGTGACAGCATATAAAAAAACTGCCGCTCTGAAAAGTGCGTCAGCTCGTCAAATCCTATAAATGTTATCTGGGAACCCTGCCACCGGTTCAAATCATCATCACGCCCCAGATAATCAAAGTAAAGTACCGCTTTTTTCGCAAATTTCCAATGATACTTAGGACTTTTCGTTGGTATTGCTCCATGAATACCGACATACATACTCGTACTCTCGTCCCACAGACCACCAGAGGCGTTTATCTGGGTGTAGCTCTTACGGAATATGACAGCTCGATAACCTTTCGTGTATATGTACCTCAACGGTTCCATAAGCAGTGCATAGGTCTTACCGCCTCCGGCAGCTCCACCGTATATCGCAATATCAGCACTCGTCGCTAAGAACTTCTCTTGTGGTCCTTTTTGTGGTCTTATTACTCTACTCGTGGCTGTCCTCCTCCTTTTCTGGCATATAAATATCAACCGAAGTCGTTTCCTCTGCCTCCAGCTCGTTATCCGTAGCGGCTGATGACCTATTCAGGCGTTCTAGGTCGGTTGCAAGTTTGATGTACTCTCGTATATCTCTAGGCGACATATCCTCGACTTTCACTCTTTGCAGTGCTTCCAGTGCTTTATTCTGCAACTGTACCGCAATCTTAATATGGCGGCTTGTCATATCCTTTAGGTTCTTTACCGCCTCTTTATGAGCTTCCCTCTCCAGAGCGGTATCATAGGCTCTTACTCTCTCGTCCCAATTCCAAGTTGCTTTCCAGCGTGATATTAACTGCCTACTCTTTGACAATGTATCGCTGACCGCCTTGTTGGAGCGTTTCAGTCCTAAATCACGATAGGTTCTGAATGCCTCGAAAGCCTGCGTGGATTCTCCCGGCTGGCGTTCCCATATTTCTTCTTTGTCTTTGGACATATCAGCCTACCTCCTTTTGCGTGACCTGCTACCCTACTTGATAGCAACCCACCCACAAAAATTGAGGCAACGCCAGAACATATCCACCTTTTCAAAACCTGCCTCATGCAGCATATCCTCGTTCCACTCTGCCTTTAGTGGCGACAGTACATTTTCAAGGCTCTTGCGTTTCTGCATGATTTTCTCCTCGGTGTAGCCGTTCTCCCTTTTCATCTGGTAGTACAGGTCCACATTCAGGTCGTCCGTTCCCTCGTCCGCTATAATCTTCTCCACGAACACGAACGCCCCTCCGGGGTTCAACGCTTCGTAGATACTGTTAATCATGTTTTGACGGTATGCTGTCGGCATAAACTGCATTGATAGGATAGACAATACCAAGCTCTGATTGTCTGGAATATCCATATCAAAAAAATTGCCGTTGACAAGTTCCACATATCCACCCGATATGCCAACCGAAAACTTATCCCTGCATACCTCAATCATAGCTTCGGAGTTGTCGCATAAAAAATAGGCGTTGTTGTCGCCATGTTTATTGAAAAATGGTTCGACTGCAAGCCCCGTACTGCACCCTATATCTGTTATAACCGTCTGTGGTTTTATGAATCGCTCGCCCAGCTCGTACACCAAACTCCTCATACTTCTGTAATCTGGTATGCTGCGCTCCAGCATATTTGCGAAGCAGTGTGCCACATCTGCGTCAAATTCCCACTTCGACTTTGGGACCACATTGTCTACATTCTGGTTTTTAATCTCCATGCCCTGTTTCCTCCTTTCCCGGTAATGTAATACCTAATCTCTTTTCAAATACTTTCCTTGCCCTGTCCGCAAGTCCAAGTGTGGTACCGTCTGGATAAGGCAGGTCAAATTCAAAATCAAGAGCCTCTGCTAATCGCTCCGGGTTTACTGTTGGCTTCGTAGCTTCCAGATACCAGAACTTACTTATCATGTCGATTCTGTCAATGCTCTTGAAGCTCCTTGAAAAAATGTCCTTTAATTCGTCCGCCGTATGCCCTTTCTGTACTTTAGGATGTTTTGATATATCTCCCAGTACCGTATTCGGCTCATAATCAAGGTCGAATGTCAGGCGTGCGTTATTGGTTACGCTGTGTTTCTTTGTAATCACAAACTGCTGTGATTCGTTACTCTGGCACCAGCACACTACACGCCCTCCGGGGCTGCATAACGCCGCTGCTATCTGGGCTATCTTGATTCTGTCCTCCATGAACGGTACGGAATTAAACACGCTTGATATAAATACCGAAGTATACTCCACGCCACTCTCTACTTCATCAAGGAACTTGTTGGCTATCTCTATGCTCTTTTCCTTGTGGATTGTATCGCCTGTGGTAACAAAATAAGGCTCGAATGCTGATACGAATACACCGGCGTTTCTTAATGTTCTGGTGTTGTTCAGCTTTCCAGCCCCGAAGTCCACAATCTTATCTCCGTATTTATTTTTCCACGCCTCTAACGCTTCGCCCTCCAGCTTAAAGAAGTCCCTGCCGTTATTGTTCGGGAATAAGCCCTTGAAGAATCCGTCGCCGAAAGCACAATTACCCTCGGTGTCTGTTTCTCTGGTGTTACGCTCTCGCATGAATGAATTATATCTAAGTACATCAGCATAGCTGGATTCCATAGAAAAATCCATTGATAATAGGTTAAGCATAGCGGAAGAAAACTCCTCCTGTGCCTTTGTAACCTGTACGCACTGTACGAACTTGCGCTTTGCCTCTGCCGCAACCTGTAATCTGCCGATACCGTTTACCACATTCATATCCTGACCTATGACAATCGGCATTGAGCTTCCCACACTCCGCTCCAGTGTCTTTGCCAGTGCCGCTATATGGCTGTCAAAATTCCTGTGATTGACTTTTGCAAGTTGTGTGGTATCAACTCTCCTTATGGCATATACGCAAGGAAAAGAAGCCTCTGAATCCGGTTCTATATCCGGCAGGGCTTCGCACATACTCTGAATATCCATATTGTAGAGGCGGCTCTTAATCTTGTCGCAGGTGTCCTGTTTTGAGAGGTCATTTGTGGCTCTGTTAAAGAGGATATTGACGGTTTTTCTCTCGTTAAGGTCCATATTATTCACATACTGAACAGGAATCCTTGTGAAGCCCATTCTGGTCGCTACAAGGTGCCTCTGGTGTCCTGATAATATCTCTCCGCTCGTATCGGCGTATATCGGAAGCAGGAAACCTAACTTTCTAAGGCTCATTTCTGTAAGAGCCAGACGCTTTTCATCATTCTTTCGTGGGTTATATTCAGACGCTTTCACGTCTGTTATTGGAACCAACTTAATCATTGAGAATCCTCCTTTGCAGCTCTGCCCTGATTTCAGCCGGCTCAAAGATACCATTATCTCTGATGTCATCTATCAGTGCGTAGTATTCGCTCGCCTTTACGGTAAAAGAAAAGCCGCCTATTTTAATGACGGTTGTTGTTTCCTTTTCCTCTGCTTCCGGCTCTGTCTGTTCCTCCGGTTCGTCCGGCAGCTCTACCGGCTCTGTATCTTTCAGGTACTTTTCAAGGTCTACCTCGCCCTCGTCAAATCCGGTAGGAAATACTGATACATCATCATCTCCCAGAAGAAATGCCAGTTTTTCCATATCCCAGTCTCCTTTAATCTTGTTGAGTGCCACGCACAACGCCTTTTCTCTCTCCGGGTCTGTTTCGTTAATCATAACGCACTCAACCTCTGTTGCTCCGCTGTCCTTTAATACCTGTAATCTCTGATGACCGCCAATGACGCACATATTATGTTCATTTACAACCAGAGGTTCCACAAATCCGAACTCCTGAATACTGGCGGCTATCTGCTGGTACTCCTTAGAGGTTTTCTCTAGCTTGATTCGTGGATTGAACTCGCTTTCGTGCAGCTCGTTAATGTCTACTGTTCTGATAAGCATTTGAACAACCTCCTTTGCAATTCGCCCTCAACCATTTCCTTTGAGAATCCGACTTTTTCTCTGATGTCAGCCATCATGTCTTTATACGGTCCGTCAGGAATACGGAACTTGTACTCTCCAACGATACAAGGAACTCCGTCCTCCGTATCTTCCTTTTTGTCTACACCGTCTACCTCCGGTATGTCCCCGGCTTCTTCCTGAAGCTCCCCTAAAAGCTCCGCTATCTCATTACTGGAAAAACCGGTTGCTGTGGTATCAATTTCAGAGTTTCTAAGCTCCTCCATGATGTCTGCCAGTAAGCCGTAGTCCCATTGACCGCCGACCTTATTCATAGCGATACACAATGCCTTTTCCTTTTCAGGCTCCATGTCTACCACGACAACCTCTGTTTCCTCAACACCATTTTTCAGCATGACATTAAGCCTCTGGTGTCCGCTGACAAGGGTTCCTGTTCTCTCGTTTACTACAAGTGGAACAACTAAGCCGAACTCGTCAATGCTGGCTTTCAGGGCTTTGTACTCGAAATCTGCTTCTGTAAGCGTTACTCTCGGATTGTACTCTGCCGGTACAATGTCTGCTAACCGCATGACTTTACACTCCATTTTGTCTACCTCCTGACATATTTATTTGCAAATAAAAACAGCACACCGTTTTCTGATGTGCTGTCTGTTGCCTGTATTATGTTTGATACGAGCCGGACTAATCAAATAATGACATCTGCTGTGGTTCCGGCTCTCTGTTTTCTGGAACATCATTTCTTAATGCACCCTTGATAAACTTCTCATAAGGTGCCGCCTGAATTTTATACTTGCCGTACATGGTTCTGGTTCTCGGATTGCTCTCTACTGCGTAGAACTGTTCCGGGTTCATGCCATGCTTTGGAAAAATGAATCTTCTAAGTGCTGATTCCTTATATACCGGAGGTTCTGCGTTGATGTCATTGAAGTAAATCTCCTGTGGCTCCCAGCCGGTTTTCTTCTTGACATTCTCCATAGTCTCTTTCATCTGGTAATCAGGTCTTGCAGTAACGATAATAACATAATCGTCCTTGATAGCGTCTATGAGGTCCATTCTGTACTCCTCGCCCTCCATTCTTCTGGAGAATGGTCTTAACATTCTGGTCTGTGCCTGATTGCTTACCAAAGTATAATTGAGGTCCAGTAAGCAGATTCTCTTTCCATTTGCAATTTTTGATAAGTCGTAGTTGATGTTTGTGTTGTTTGTTTCCATGATTGTAATCTCCTTTTCTTTGTTCAGATTGATTTTCTTGATTTTTCTGAAAGAAGATGATACAATACAGTTGTCGCTTCTTTCAGAAGTTGATTGTGAGGAACAGGACCAGCCATTGCCCGGTATTGGTTCTGTTTTTTTGTGCCTTTTTTGCAGGTATTCCCTACTCCTTAATTATACCATATAGGGGTATTTACATCAATAATAATGCAAGGAAAACAGCGGATTTATGGGCTTTTCTGCGACTTTATCAAAACAAAAAGCAGCCCTGCGGCTGCTCCTGTCGAATATACCATATTCATAGCCACAACCGTATTTTCCAAGCAAGAAAGCCAGTGTGAACCAGCTCCCTTGCCGGAGGAAAACACATGGGATTCCTGATGTCATAAGTGACATTTGGGGTTGTTCGGCTGATACCATACTACATCATTTCCTATTGCGTGTCTATTGCGTCTTTTTCGCACCGTTTTTATTTCCGGTCTTTCTTGCCGCCTTTTTCTCCATACGCTTCTTTCTACGGTATTCAGCTACATCTAAGCCCTCAACTCCAAAGAATAGAGCCGTCAGGTCATCATATGCTTTTTCCAGCGTTCTATATACATTACTCTTATCAATGTTCTCGACCTCTGCCACATCATCAGGCTTCATAGGTTCTTCGTTCAGGAACATCATTTCAACCACACGATACCTGCGCTCTACATCCGGTATCTTAGATTGCTCACATTCCTTTTTGTAATTTTTAAGCTGTGTATCTACATGATTAAGCAGCATACCTGTAATCAGCATATTCTTTTTTGTAGATGTCAGCTCAAATTCTTCTTTTCTGCACTCATCCAGAATATAATCAAAGATTCCGGCAAGTGTTAAGTCTGTTACTGTGTCTGGGTCATATACGGAAGTATCTTTCATCTTCTTTAACTGCCTGTAATGCTGTACCAGAGTTTTTGCACTGTTTCTTACCTTTTCGGTACGCTCTGCCATAACAATAGCCTGTTTGCTCTCATAAGCAGCGATACCCTCTTTCGCACCCTCTCTGGCAGCCTTTTTCATCATCTTTGTAATTTCTTCCTCGGTCAAAACTACAAATTTTGTCTCTGATGTTCCCTGTACTTCCCCTGTTATTAGTTCCTTGCTTTCTATCATTGTGCAGTCGCCTCCTTGACATTTTATCCTTTACCCTTTACAATAGGTTTACCAGACTTATTGCAAGGGCTTTGGCGTTATGCCAAGGCTTTTTTATTTTTCCGGAAGTTCTAGTATCTAAGTTCCTTATACAGCGTGTATAGCTGTGGATTGTCCAGCTTTTTCAGCTCCGCTTCGTCCCAGTACCACACTTCCTTTTCCCTATATCCAAGATTTCTTTTAATCAAAGATTCCTGCATATCATGTGAGGGATATGTGCCTAATACCAGATGAACCATACCGGTCTTGTCTAACTCCACTTTCATAGAAAATACCTGCTTTCTGTTATTTCTTTCTGTGCCTTGCGGCATTTGGACAGGTAGCAAAATGCGATATGTAACCTACGCCGGTTGCGTCCTGCGTTCCTGCACCTACCAGCTCTCCGCTTAACACTTCTCCATTCGGAGTGACTATCTTTTCCTTGCCGTCGCCCTGCCTGTATGTGACAAGCTGCGGATTGCAAGGCATATTCTTTCCGGCTACTGTCTTTATCCAGATAACCTGTTGACCGCAGCTCCGGCACTTGCCGAAGTTGTCTCTATTTCCCATATCGAATCCTCCTAACCCTTATAATTCAGTTCAATTTCCTTTAGTTTCTCAAAACCTACGATTGTGCAGTCCGGGAGAATGATTGAAGCCTCTCCCAGAACTACACGCTGTCCCTGTATGCTCATTTTGTGCCAGCTAACCATGACATTACATTTCTGTGCCAGCCGGTAGGAAGCGTCCAGTTTCAGTTCCTTTATTCGTTTGATTGTCTGGCGTGTGGTCTTTCTGCCGTTTATCGGTAGATTCTCGAACTGCTCTTGCAATTTCCGTTCCTCTGCCTGAATACATTTATAGGCGTATAGCCTTGCCATACAACCACCTACTTTCCGTTTGGTCTTTTGACCTTTTCGATTTCCTCAATCGTCGGCAGTACAACGGCTTTCTTCAATACCTCTACCTGCTCTTTGGTGCCGGGATTGTTCCGCTCTATCTCGTCTGCTATGTGTCTAAGAATCAACACCAGCATACAAGCGTCTGCTTTCGCATAGGGCTGTATCGCTTTCAGAACTCTTTCGGCGTAATGCTGGAAGCCTCGGGTTACCAGACGCATAGCGTCCGGTGTTTTCCCGGCTTCAATCAGCTTTTGCCCTCTGCTCATGTAACTTGACATTCTAAGCATTGGCTACTCCTCCTCTGGGTCATCATAACCGTAATCGTCGCCCGGCTCGTCCGAACCCTCTTTATTATCTCCGTCAGTGCCGAACAGGGCTTCGGTAGCGTCGATTTCAGCGTCGTTATCCTCGTCTGCGGAAGAAATATTGTCTGTACCGTTTTCGTCCGTTTCTGGGCTATCTGGTGCGTTCTCGGTGTTATTCTCCGGCTTGTCCTCTGCCTCTGCTGGAGCGTCGCTTTCGTCCTTGCTTCCCGAATCATCATTACAAGGAAGTGCTGGCGTACTGTCTCCCGGAAGCTCCTTGAAAGTGCCGTCAATGATACCGCTGTCATCTTCTTTGTCTGATTCCGGCTTATTCATGCCGCTCTGGAAGTCGCTGTCAAAGATTGTTCTCTGTGTGGTGTCCGCTACCGGCTTTAAGTAGTAGCAGCCGGTTTCATTCATATCCAGCTCCATTTCATTGTTGAACGAACCAGACTTTTCATCATTGATTTTGATTGTGGAAGCACACTTATGTTTGAACTGTGGTTTACGAATCATTCTCGTTTCGTCCTCAACATCCGGGTTATTGTTTGGAATCCACTCTGTAACCATATTGACATCAATCTTGATTGTCATGCTTCCCTCGGTGCTATCCTTTTCAATCATGCTTCCAATCATTCTCTGGAGAATGAAATTCATGTCCGTTTTCATAGCCTCGAATGTGTCACTGTCAAAATCCAGTCTTTTGATGTACTCCTCATTCATCATAGTTATTTCGCCACCTTTCCAAACTCAATGTTATTTGCTCTCATGTAATCGCCTAAAGCCTTAATCTGCTCCAGCGTACCCTTGCACCAGAATGTAGCCTTGTATCTCTTGACCTCTGCCTCTGGTTCGGACTGCTTTTCAGGAACCTGTGCAGGTGCTTCCTGTTTCTCCTCCGTTGCAGCCTGTACCGCCTGTACGAATGCCTGATGTTCAATGCTGGCGATTGCTCTCCCCATTTCAGATACCGGCTGTGTCATCTGCTCCGGTTCTGATTCAGGCTGTGCCTTTGCTGCTTTCTGCTCTGCGGCGATTCTCTCTGCCTCCGCTCTCTGGCGTTCCGCTTCCTCACGCTTTGCAGCTTCGGCTTCCTGACGCTTTCGCTCTGCCTCCTCTTTAGCTTTGCGGTCTGCCTCCAGACGCTCCTCAAGCTCTCTTAATCTTCTGTCCTCTGCCATAGCCTGTGACAAATCAAGAGTTCTTACATACACATCCCGAACATTCAGCTTGTGCTTACTGTCTAAGCTGTCGATTGTTGCAATGTCCGTCTTGAACTTCTCGATTTTCTCAATGACCTCTGACATAGCCTTAGAAAGTGAGAATGTAGCGTTTAAGTATCTGGTATCAAATACCCTCTCAAACGGCAGGTCATTTCCAAAATCTCCGATTGATTCATCATAAGCCGCCTGAATCTGTGATTTCTTCTCTGCTTTCTGCTTCTCCTCGTATTCCTTAATCTGGCTGTCAATCATGCCGATAGGCTTATCAATCAGTGCTGTAATCTCCTTGACTTCTTTCTCGAACTGCTCATAAGGTTCCATGCACTTTTTCTTGACTTCCTTTCGTCTGTCCTCGATAACCTTTTTGAACTTGTTGAGTGTTGCCCTGTCGTCCTTTGCTGCTTTCATGGTGTCCTCTGTATATACAACATCTGTATATGCAGACATCATCATCTGTACCTGCTTGCGGATTTCCTCGCTGTTCCATTCAATGTGCTGTAAGAATCCACTCTCGTTTGGGTTGATTAGCCGCAACTCCATTTTCTCTGATTCCATGTGTTTTCCTCCTGTTATGCTTATATATTTTCCTGTCCGGCAGTCCTGATAGTTACATCAACCCTCGGATTGTCGGAGTAGAATTTTCTGACCTGCGTATCCACAATGGCGTTGTCATCATGCCACGCTACACCGTTTAATGCGTCATATATGAGCTTTGCCACATTATCAAGGTCCGGCTTTACTGTCGGTCTGATTCTATGCTCCAGCATTTCCTTGTGACGCTTTTTTGAGGTGGACTGTGGAATTGGATAATATGCTATGATACGAATATCAAGCGGTTCCTTTTCCTTGAATCTCCTGCCTCTGGCAACCTCTAAGAAACAAGCCTCAACCTGTTTCTCATGCTGTGTAGTTTCCTTTGGTGTGTAGGTCTTTGTGTATGTACCCATTCTGGCGAATTTTGGTCGCTGTTTTCCAAACGGATTTCCGGGTACTGTAAATTTGATTGATTTCATATCGCCAGCCTCCGTTATCTCAAAGCCGCTCATACTGTCTCTCCATTCAGAAAGTCAATAATCTCGTCGCTTCTCTTTTCAAGCTCCATGACCTGACTGCGTAAGTTCGCAACCTCTGTCTGGCATAACTCCCTGACTGATTCAGGGATTGCCTTAATTCTCTCCAAACGCTTTCTTTCCTTGTCCGTCATATCCTCTGGCTCTGCCAGAAGTTCCTCCGCTGTTCTGTATGGTGGGATAAATCCTCCGGCTGCCAAGCTGCCGTAATCGTGAATGTCGTACACTCCCTCGCCCCCGGTCATTGCTCCACCGTATTCATCATCTCCAATTCCCATATCATCATCACTGAATGGAAGCGGTAAAGATTCGTCCTCTGGCGGCATAGCTGCCGTTGCCTTTGCCGGGTCTGGCTTTGGTGCTGGCGGCTGTCTCTTTCTTCTTTTCTTCGGTGCAAACTCCGATTCAGGAACGCCGCCCTGAATCAATATCTGCTGGATTGTGTCTTTATCGCAGCCGTTTAAGTCTGCCAGAATCTGAACCATGCCTTTTTTATCATCTGAACGGTTGTATTTCCCTAAAATCTCTGTATCCGTCATCTGCATTTGCATTTCCTCCTAATCTTCAAAGATATAAAATTGTGAGCCTTGCATTGTATACCCGAAGCAAAGGTTTCCGTCGTCGCAAATCAAAGCAAGCTCCAACTGTGACAATTCGGTATTATTTTTGATGACGCTGTAAGTTGAGTGATTATATCCCGGTGTTCTATCCAGAACAATGTCGTAATCGTCCGGATTCTCCACCTTATATCTTGAAATCTTGTACTTTTCGCAAAGTTCCTTGTAGATTTCACGATTGCAGTGAGCTTTTTCTGATTCGTTTTCCTTGAACGCCCAAGACGAATATATTTTCTTTTCTATTGCCACAGCTATCCCTCCTTCGCTCCGCTATCCTCCTCATACACATTCAGAAGATAGTCCAATGTCTTTCCAGTAGGTGTACGCTTTCGCTTGTCTGATCCTACGGTGTAGCCGTTCTTAATCAGGATTGATGATACCGTCAGCCGGTCTTCCACTCCCTGAATGACAAGCTCTGCTACTTTCTTAAATCCCATGTGTTTTCCTCCTTGCTTGTCAGCCCTCTAAGAGCCTCTTTGTTTCGTTGAATCTCTCTTTTGCCTGATTGATACGCCATGATGTACCATTTACCATTACCGGGTGGCACATCTCAAAAATCCTGTCGTAGATTCTCTGGTATCTGATGTCCTGTGTCATCTGCATATCCTGTAAATTCAGGTTTGTTGTCAGAATTAGGGGCTTTCCTGTCCTGTACCGGCTGTCAATCACATTGTAGACTTTCTCCAGTGCGTAATCGGTGTTGCGCTCCGTTCCTAAATCATCAATGATAAGCAGCCTTGCCGCACATAGCCGGTTCACAAACTCTGTCTCGTTTTCGGTATTGTCCTGAATGACCTGCAAGACCTTAACAAATGATGTCATTACTACCGGTGTTTTGCGGTTTAGAAGCTCGTTTGCTATGCAAGCTGCCGCATAGCTTTTTCCGGTTCCAACCGTTCCCCAGAACAGAAGCCCTCTGTTGCTCTTATAAAATGTTTCAAAGTTATCCACATAGTTCTTGACGATTGTGTATAACTTCTGGTTGTCCTCTTTTTGCGTGAATGTCTTTAGTGTTGCTGATTTCAGCTTTGCGTCCATGAGGCTTGCGACTTTCAATCTCTCAATGCGTCGCATTTCCTCCTCATAGTCTTTCTGCTTCTGAATACGCTCTCTCTCCTCTGATTCACACTTGCATATACAGCGAACCGTTACGCATTCCCCGGCAAGCTGTATCTTTTTTTCTTTGTTCGTATGGCACTTGCCGCAGACAAGAACACCATCTTTGTAATAGTCCTCTGCGTTCTTATCTGCCTTTGCCGCTGTTGCTGCTTTGATAACTGCCTTTGTGATGTTTGAATCCATGCTTACACCGCCTTTGCTTTATGATGACGGCAAGCCGTCGATACCGTTATACTGTGCCGGTGCTGGTGCTGTATCTCTTGCCTTTGGAAGATAATCAAGGAACGGTGTGCTGTCGCTAAGAAATGTCTTTGCGTGCTTGATGTACTTAATCTCGGTATGCTCTGTCGCACATCTTCTGGCGTAGTTCTCTGCCGCCATGATAAGCTCCTGTTCTGTATAACCGTCATTCAATCTTGCCTTGTACTTCTTGTATGCCTCGCCTTTGCCCTCTTTTCGTGGGTACACGCTCCAGAACGCTTCAAAGTTTTCCGTATAATCAAGTTTGCCTCGCTTCGGCTTTTCAGGCTTTGGTACTTCTACCGGCTCCGGCTCTTTCACTGGCTCTTGCTTGTCCTGTCTGCTTAATTCTCGCTGTCTGTTGCGGTACTCTCGCTGTCTGCGACTGTCGTATTCTCTCTTGTCTTGAAGCTGATACCACTGCTTTTGCCAGTCCTGCCAATCATGTATGTAATAAATTCCGTTTTCAAACTCCAGCCACTCTGTTTCAACCAGTGAATCCACCACATTGTCAGGCGATATATTTTCAGCTAAGCCATTGGCAAGGACACCAGCTATATCTGTCTTGTCCGCACACTTCAAGGAACCGTCCCTGTCAGCCTCGGTCATAGCCCATAGCCACAAGCGAACCAGAATACCTAATGCTTCATTCTGGGAACCTCCTATTTTCTTCGCCAGCAAGCGTAGCTTTGTTCCTATGACCTCCTTGTGAACACTTATCCATGCCATCAAATAACACCACCTTTCAATTAGGTGTTCACTCTTACACATCTTTCAGCAGGTCTAAGATACCGATAGGACCGGTAAGCACTTTTGTATTCCTGCAATAATCACAAAGACCGCACCTGTGCGGCTGTTCCTCTCCGTTCTTTACTCGGAGAACTCTCGGCATATTTGCCTCTACAATGCTTAATGCGTCACGCAGGAAGTTGTCTGCCACATGAATAACCTCAATATTTGTTTCATCTTCCTTTGTTGCCGCTGCAATGTAAAACGGTAGCTTTTTGCCTGTATTCTGTCTCACAATTTCCTGATACACCGCACCCTGAATGTCGTAGCCCCAGTAGCGGATAAAATCTACCGGTCCTAAATCTCTTACCCATTCGTGCTTTGTGATTGAAGCCATTACTTTCAAATCCACAATAACGGTGTTCGGAATGTAACTATCCATTTTGATTTTCCACCTGCTTCCGAAAAGTTCTCCGGTCATAATGACCTGCTTTTCTCCGCTCATGCACTTCATAAAGAATGGGTCACGCTCAATCCTCTTGATGATGTCGTCCGCTTTCTTATATTCAGCTCTAAGCGTTCCTTTCTGCGTGAAAAGCTCCGGTGTACGCTTCTTGTAATCATCAAGCGTACCCTCAAAATAGGAATCCACATAACTTCCAACCATGAGGGCGGTTGTTTTCTTCATTTCCCACTCTCCTCGAAGTTCAGCCATAGCCTCTGCTTCACACGCCAGCTTTCCGTCTGTTCCTGCAAAAGATTTGAACTGCGACACCGACATATATTCCGCATTGGCTTCTGGACTATAATAATTTTCAGCCGTCAACTCCATTTGCCACTACCTCCTATGCTTCCTCTAATCCCATTTCTTCAATAATTGCAGCGTCGCCGTTCTCTGATTCTGCCGAAACCTCTTTGAGCTCTGCGTCAAATACATTCACTGTGTCATCAGCAACCGGTTCATCCGCTTTTTCCTTGTCAAAATCTCCAGCGTCCTCATACGCTAATCTCTGCTGTGAATTGAAATCAAGGTCAATAAGCTTGCATAATCTACGGAGAACTGTCTTTTTATACATTTCTCCCGGTGTAGCCGCCCAAGCCTTACTATTCTTTGCTTTAGAGAAATTGTTTCTGACTTCCTCTATTTCTTTAACACTCATGGTGTCGTACATCATGCTTCCGTCCTTAAAGAGAACGACTGCGAATGTACCAATAATCGCTTCATCAGAGAACGGAACAGGTCTGAAATTGACTGACTGCTTACCGCTTTCGATAATCTCCTCAAAGAAATCTCCCTTGCGTACATTCTTTGCATAGATGTCTTTAATCGGATTTCTGGAATATGTCTTAGCCAGCTTGATTTCTCCCTTGTAGTCTGTCTGGAAATTGACCTCTCCAGAATAAGGGATTGCATAACACTCTCCGTTGAAGAAATCCAGTCCAAGATACGCACCTTTCGCAAGTGCCAGATAAACGGATTCCGGTGTGATATTGTTGTAGTTGCTCAAATTGCTCTTAATGAGTGAAATACAGTTCAGAACAAATCTGGACTGATTGAAGTTCTCTGGTAAAGCCTTTGCGTTCAGGTTAAGTTCATTCTCTAGCCCGCCTTTTACTTCTGCCAGATATTCTTTTGTTGTAATCTGTTTTCTTTCTGCCATTGTTAATCCTCTCTTTCTGCCGTTGTCAGGCTCTCGCCTATCAGCTCTAACCACTGGTCTATTGAAAAATCCTCCAGACAGCCCTTGCATACGCAACCGTCTGTTGTGTTCAGGTACTCGTCGCCCTCGTAGATTCCCTCGCCACACAAGCAGCACCTTTCAACAGGTTTTGGCTCCGGTGCATTGGGACATCTTGGGTGGCATGGGGTTTGTCTGCATATATCACACAT